CTATACTAAGATTTTCATTTAATATATGTTTTATTTTAGAAACTTGTCCTGCAAATCTTGTTTTGTCAATAAGTAATGGTGGATCATATTTCCTAACATAATAACACATAGAAGCACTTAAAGCTAAATCATCATGACATCCAGAATCAGCTTCTACTCTTCCATTTTTTTTAGATACTAATCCAGTTAATTCTAATGCCAATCTTTCTGATTTAATAGTTTCTGGATATTGTGTTACGTATGAATATAAAGCATCAATCATTAGTGGTCTAGTTTTTGAATTATTAGATAAACCTGATATTAATTTACTTTCCCCTCTCTTTTCTTTATATAACATTATAGAAAAATCACTGTTGTTTATTCCTTCAACAATTTGATTACCATAACCTCCAGTAACTTCAACAACTATAACACCAGGATACTGAGATGCACCAACCTTTACAATCTTTTCGAAATCTAATACTTTGCATTTTCCTTGATATTCCCATACTTGTTCTAATGTTTCGTATTCAAATATAGTAATAGCTGATTTATCCTCTCCTTGTTCAGAAGCAGTATCAACACCCATAATGTAAAATGATTCAGGAATAGGTTCTGCAAATTTCCAAACTTCACCATTAAATAATTTTAACTTTTCAATTGGTTCAGCTTTTGCATTTTGCATTCTTTCTACAGTTTCTGCTTCAAAAAATGATCCTTCTGTGGGGAGAAATTTTAATTCAAGTTCTTGCGCTATCTTCCTATGATCATTATCAAACAATTCACATTGAATTTTATACCAATTAGGATCATTTGCTAATTCTGGTATATCTTTCCAATGAATAACAAATGGTTTTAAAAGTCCTTCACCAGAAATAGCTTTAGTATATTTTTCAAAATAAAATTTTCCAGTTCCCATCGTTTTATTTGGAGTTGAAAGAATAACAGTTCCATATGGAACACCTGCTTTTTTTGCCATCATTTGGTTTGTCGCCAATGCAGGCACAAGTGCAGTCCATGCTTCATCTAATTTATTAATGAATGCAGCTTCATCTATAACCACAAATGTGATAGACTTTCCACGCAGAGTTTTTTCAGGAGCAATTGGAGCTACAGTTGCTACATATAACTTTGAACCATTAGTAAGAATGAAACTTTGTTCACTTGCTTTTGCAAAACCACGTCCAGAAACCCCACCTGTTGGTTTCATCCAATTAGGAACTTTCTCAATCATTCCGCGCACATCGCGACCAAAAGTTGTTGCCTCTGCCCCATCTTTTGAGATTATTCCTATTACTGCGTTTGAATAAAATAATGCAAGCCACGCTGAATAAGCTTTAATAACTGTACTAATCCCAATCTGACGAGATTTTAATACTATAGCAAAATTATATCTTTCAATTAAATCAATAAGATCTAATTGTTTTTGATATGGATTAAACAAAACATCACTGCCGGGGAGTTCAAGAAAAATAAAATTTCTACAAAAATATTCGAACGAATTCTTACATTTCAAATATTCAGTAATATATTTGTTTGCTTTAATTTGATTGTTAGAAGAAGTCATTAGATACTTCCCTTCTTTCACATTTACATAATTTCTCATTATTCATTACAATCTCCTTTTTAATTTGTTCTATATTTTTCAGGTATCTATCAAAAAACTATATATATTAATATATGAAAGGGGGTGGTATGTGTTTTTAAAATAAATTAAGGAGGGTATGTATGAAATGAAAAAGGCAGGAAACAAACCAACTGGTGGTATTATTAGTATTGTAAATTTATTTAATTTAATTACTTTTTTATTATTATGTTGGAAATTTTTTATTAATCTTTTAATCCACAAAAATAATTTATTATTAGTCTAAGTAGCTCGAAAGAGTATACTTAGATTTTTTGTTGTTTAAAATATTTTTTTATTTGTTCTCATTAAATTTAGACGAACTGTAGTTTCCCACTCTCCAGTTTTATTAAAATTTAAACTACTAGACCACAAAATATACTTACCACCAAGAGGAGCAAACTCTAATGTTTTCGGTTTAAATTTTACAACTTCACCAATATTCATTAAAGAAAGGATTCTAAGATTTCTTTCTAAATTCATACTTATTGTGGATGTATCAGAGACTAACCTTCCAATACGAGCATTAAATATATTTTCGCTTTTCTCATAACCTGTATCTTCACTATAATATCTATCTCTTTCTATAAAAGGATCTATTTTCATATCATTATTTTTATAAACTAAACTATAATTAGAGCATACATCTTGAAGAGTTTGTTCTACTACACTATATAGAGTATCTCTAGGTTTTACAATATGTTTTATATTTGGCGCTATTACAGAAAACTTAGCATTTCCAGAGAAATCTGAATTTATTGTGCTATAAACATAAAAGTTTTTTCCATCCATAACTTTTTCAACAACTGGTTTATTATCTGTTTGTTCTGCTAATTGAGTGATAGTGAAAACTTGGTTTTTATTCATTTTTGCAGTCAAGTTTTTTATATACACTTTATTATCATACTGACAAAAAACAGAAGAAACTCCTTCATGTAAACCAAATCTTTGATCAAGGAACCCATCAAACGAATCATTATCTGTCCCATTATATTCTTTTATAATTTTATAAAAGGTTGTTGGTGGAATACAAATTTGGTCAATAATTTCTTTATTTTCTCCATCTAAATCATAATTTAATGTTGCACCAACATCTGAAGCAAGTTCTGTTGTAATTTCTCTGATAGTTTTATTCATATAAACTCTATTAACTAAAGAACTCATTGTCTTAAAAGGTTTTCTACATACAGTAGATATAACTAATGGTGCTCGATCTTGTTGTATTCCTGTTGTCATTGTTGATTCTTCTGTAATTTGAGAATCAGACTTAATATACATAAGCTCAAATTTAATTTCTTCATGAATTAATTTATCTTCTTCTGTTAATCTAATTCTTAATTTAATTGGTGCTTTTCCAAATATATCTTCTACTATAACATCATTAGGGGATACTAATAAATGCAAACGAACTATTTGATATGCTGTACTTAGAGAAGATATAATTTGCACTGCTACCAAATCGTTTGTATAATCTAATTCCTTTATTTGCAATTGTAAATCATAAGATCTAGATTGAATGAAATGTCTTTTTGGTTCTGGCATTATATAAATCCTTTTTATTTTTTGTTCACAAAAATAAACAAAAAAAGAGGTCGAAATATCAACCTCTTTTCACAATTAGTTATCCAGCAACGCCATCATTTGAGCAGGTATTACTAAAACACTTTCAGCAATATTTTCAAGTATACGTTTTGCGTTTAAATTCTTTTCAACTGTACTGTATTTGGTAATTGCAAGAAATAAATCAAAAGATGAAACTGTGGAATTACCTTCTGATTCTCTAGCACCCATAATACTTGCTAAACAATTAGATGTTTCTTCACGTCTTTTCTTTCCAACACTTTCAATCAAGTCTAAAGTTTCAAGAATACTATCTTCAGTTAATATATTATTAAAACTATTTTCTACCAATTCTACAATACTTCCAGAAAATGAATTTATATAATTACTAACTGAAGCCTGTAAAGTTGTATTTGAGTTTTGAATATGTATTTGTTTCATCTCACCTATTTTAAAAGAAAAACCTAATATATCATGTTCTGATTGAATACTTAATCCGAATGCAACTCTACAAGACATTGTTCCATCATAACTATTTTTAACAACTAATGTTGGATATATATCTCCTGCTTGAGGAACATTAGTTAAGTTTTGTATGATAATTTCATTAAACATCTGTGTTTTACCTGTATTAAAATAAGTATTTTCTCTAAGAATAGGTGTACCATGATCTCTTATTGAAGATCGTATTTGTTCATTGATAATATTATTTCCAACAAATTTATACATTTCAGAAAGAATACCTCTATAACTAAAATCATCATCTCCATCTGATTTAACAAATAGTGCTAATCCGGGAATATCTATATCATCTATAATACCTGAATTACCTTTTGTAATTATCTTTTTATATACAACTTCTCCATATATATCTGTATAATAAAATGATACATTCCCTCTATTCTCTAATCCCATTTCTTCACATCTATCTTCAAAATTCATAAACCTCTCCATTTAAAAAATATCATTAATATAACCCCTTATATATACTTATACATAAGTCTTAAGCACGACCATGCTGCTTTGTCCTGAGTAGGTAATTATCTATTCTCCCAACATTTACTTATTTCAATTATATCAGAATCCTTAATATTTGTTAAACCTATTTTATTAATATTTTTTGCAATTTCTGATTTAAATTCTTTAAGTGTTTCATCTTCTTTCATTTTGAAAGGTGATTTTCCAACATAATAATCTTCATATTCCATAGCTACGGAATCTAAACCTAATTTTTCACATACTAAAGATAAACCTTCATATCTTCTATCATCTTCATATTTGTCATTATTTTTAAATTCTTCTAATGTTACACCATCCAAATAACTTTTTTCTTTTAGTTCTTCAAAAATAAAATCAATACAGTTTTCTGTTATATCAATATCATCTACTGATATTCCCCAAACAATAAAACTAGCGCTTGAGGAATTTGTTACAAAATCTTCTTTTATTTTCATTTCTCTCCTTTATGCGAATTCTAAAACTATTGATTGAGCAAAAGGTTTTATATAAAAATTAAAATACCACTCTCTATCTATATCATTTATATCTAATATTTTAGATGTTTGTTTTGATATCTTTATATCACCATATTCTTTTAAGAAAATAACAAATGATTTATCATCTGAAGGAATACAAAATAAATTTATATTTTCTGATTGTAAGAAAGTATCTTTTAATTTCTGAAGTTGTTTGAAAATAGACGATTTATTTAGGAAATTTGTTTTAGACATAAATTGGTGATATAAAGAATCAATTACGTTATATCTATTTGGAACACCTTTTATAGATGTATTATGACCATCATATGAAATATACATATTTCTTTTAAACGAAGATACAAATATTAAAATATGAGATCGAAAATCTAAAGGTATAGTTAAAGAAATTTCGTTTAATGGTCTTGTTACTATAATTCCATCATATTGTCTTAATATTATTTCTTCATCTTTCAACTTGTTTATACTTATATATTCATTAATAATAGAATTTGTTGTATTATGAAGAAGAGACGTAAATTTTGAATTTTCCTTCATGAGCAAACCAATTTGTATATTTCTATTTTTCTTATTATCTTTCTTTAGATAACTTATATCTAGACCAGATTTTTCTAGTATAGAATAATGACATGAAGTAATATCATATAAATATATATCTCTTAAAACTAATCTACATTTATCGTTTATTTTCATAGTTATTTATTGGGTTAATATTTTCATATTAACCCAATTTTAAGTTTAATCAAAAAGTTTTATTAAAATAGCATCAATTTTTAATAAATGATTAATATCAATAATTTCTTCTTGAGTTTCTAAAAACCAATTAACGGCATCTTGAATAGTATTTATTTCTCCTGTTTTCTTAGCAATTTGTTTATATAACAATTGAAGAGATTCAAAATCTGCATTATTATTTAATTTTTCAATTATTTCATTACGATCTTTAGATACAAAAGTTAAAGAATCATCAGTTGGTTTAACTTTTTCTATATGATAAGGAATTAATTGATCGTTTATATTATTACAAAATACTGCAAACAAAATAGTTTTAGTCCCATAACATTTTATAGAAACATCATCATCGTATCTATAAACAACTTTGAATTTGTTAATTCCATACATATGAAATTCTGAACTATCTAAATCTAAAACTTTAAATATGTCTGCATCTTCAAACATACAAACTTTTCTATCAAAGTTATTATCTGCTTCTACTTCAGGATCTAAAATAGTTGTAATAATTGAACGGTTAGGTCTAACTCTATTAAGTTCAATTCTAACTCTATTTATATTTTCGAAGTTTTCATGATTTGTATCAAACCATTCAGCAAAGAAAACAGTTGGTATTTCATCTGCAACTTCTACTTCAACTTCTTCTGCAACTTCTTCTGTAGATTCTTCACTTGATAAACTTGTTTCTTCAACAATATCATCGGGATTAAAAATATTTTGATCTACATGTACTGGTGTTGATGGTTCGTTTCTTACCATATCTGCTAAATTCTCGTTCATAATTTCTCCTTTGTTTTCCATTTTTCTTTTGGTTGTTTATCCTTCCGCCATTCGTTTATATCTATTTCAACATAAGATTCGAGAGCAGCTCCTGCTAAAGCCATTATTTTAATAAGAATTTCATAGGTCTGTATAGGTGATGTACCTTGTATCTCTTCTTCTATACATGTTATTAACCATTCTGGTTTATCAGCAGACCATTTATTAGTATATGTTTTTTTGGCTTTGTTAACATATATTTCTAAAAAAGTTAAAAAACTAGCTAAATTTAAACTTCTATTCTCTATATAATTACCAAAGATGCTTTCTTCATACTCTCTTTCTTTAACATATAAATCAATAATATTTTGTCTATTCATTATAATTTATTCTCCTTTCATATAAATTTATCAGGACTTCTGTCATAAGTAAATAATTTCTTTTTAATCTCTCCTTTCTTTGGTCCAGTTAACATTATAAATTCTGCTCCATAATCTACATATCTTTTCCAAGGAGCGTCTTTTATCTTTTTATATCTTTTTAAAATAACTGCAAATTGACCTTGTTTATATTTTGCTTTAGTATATTCTGAAAACCTAACAACATCTCCAGCTCTTAACTTAAGATTCTTATTATCTATAATTTCATATGTAATTTTAGCTTCATATTTAGTTCCCCTATTACTTGTGAAAGATTTAACTTCACTTTCACCATCTTTTATTAAACACATTTATCTTTTCCTATTAATTGTTTCAAATACTCAAGATTTTTATATAATTTATGTGAATATTCATTCATATACTCAAGGACAATATGTCCACTCCAATTATATCTTTTCAAATTCTTTACAAACGTAACTAACTTTAATTTTCCATCTTTAACATTAAAAGGCATATGTTGTTTTTTTATACTAATTCTATTTGATAAATGAATTATATAAACCTTATCAATGAAGTATTTTAATAACATATGTTCAAACCAAATTTCTTCAGTATGTGATGTATCCATTGTGATATAAACATTAGGTAAATACTTACAAAAGTCATATATATCTAAAATACTTCTTAAAGGTTTTTTCCTTTTATATTGAAAATTTTCAATACATAAATTATAATTATTATTTGGTATATTACTAAAATCAACAACAAAATCTTTAATTCCACTATTTGGATGAATTACAAAATTATTACAATATGTAACTTTATAAAGAGAATTCATTAAATCAATTATATCATGAAAGTTGTATCTTAAACAATCAATCGGTAAATGAATTACATTGACTGTAATATTGTTTTTTTTATTTGATAATTTATTTAATAATTCTTCTTTGAATGTATTATATATATCAAATTTATATATACTCAATTGAATTGGATAAGAAACTCTATGTAGATTTTTTATTGATTCTTCATTTATACCATAAGAAAGTGATAAATTAATCATTTTGATTCCTCAATGTTTACATTATATTTAACAAAAACTTTATTTATTGAATTACTTAAATCTTGAATAAAAGCTTCTGAAAATAATTTAATACTAGAATTTAACATTGTGGATAATATTCTTATAACCTCTTCCTTATTATTTGTTGGTTGCCCGTATCTATTTTTAATAATTGTGTATTTATTTTTTTTAAATCCAATAACTAAATCTGATTCCTCTATAATTTGAAGTCCTTCATTGATTTTAATAAATCGGTTATTATCAGAAATATTTTGAGTTGATTCCATTTTCAATACCTTTGTAATTTATTGCAATTGCTTCTGAAGTATGAATGGATTCTTCATGAGAACATTTTAATCCCCAATCATATATATTATATTCAGAATCTAATTTATAAGAAATTGCTCTAATAGCATCTTCTACAAACATAGGATTTTCAGAAGCTATTCTTGCAATTTCTTGTTCATCAGGTCTTTTTATAATAGGATAAGGAAGAGTTTTTACAGAAGTTTCAACTATATCTATAATATCTTCTAACCACACATAATTTGGTTCAACTGTTTCTATCAATATGTTTGCAAAAGATCTTTGCGCATGAGGAAACCCTTTTAAATTTTTTAGTTCTAAATCTTTACATAGTTCTGCAGAACATGGACAATATGAAGCATATTGTACTCTAACATTTTGAAAAAATCTAAACATACCGTTTTTATTTAATTGACCTTCAAAACTACAATCATAATATAATGGAAAACTAAAATTACTTATTATTGAATGTTTATTTATAGGGAATGAAAAATTAAATTTCATATAACTATTTTGAGAACCAATATTTTTTTGTAACTGTTCTAATATTTCTTTAATAAGCTTATGTTTTAAAGGTAATTCTAAATAGTTAATTAATGTTAAAAGTAATCTAGACATAGATATTCCTTTAACATTTGATTCTAAATCTGTAGTTAATGATACTTTAGCTATAAGTTGATTAAAATTTTTATCTCTAGATTCTAATATAAAAGGAAGAGTTATATTCTCAACTCCAACTTGTTTTATAGGTATTTTAATTTCTGGTTCACTTTGTTGAATATCTGGTAAATTCATATTATCTCCTTATAAATCATAACACTTTAATTCATAAAATTCACTTTCAATTTTTTCTGCCCAATCATCGAATTTTTTTGTTTCTTTAATTTTATGTTCAAGATCTTCTGAACAGAAAAAATCTACATATGGTCCATTCATAATTGCATCATTATTATCATCTCTCTCAAGTTTTCCTTTTTCATTAATAGTAAATATTTTAGTTAATGTTATATAGTGTAGATCAACTTCTGCTCCACATTCATTACAATACCAAGGTTTTAATTTCATTATTTTACCTCTGATGACTTATACCACAAACTGTTAAATAAGAATTTAAAAGTTTAACTGATTCAGGAATAATATCAACTTCTTTTAAATCACTTATCATATCATAATTTACAATTCCCTCAATATATTTTCTCTTTAAATCAATACAATCTGACTTTACAGTCAAAAATTCAAATAAATTTTCTGGAGCATCATGAGCAGCTAAACAACCTGTTTCCATCTCTCCACATCTTTGTCCACCTTTAAATTTTCTTCCACCTAAAGGTTGTAATGTCCTTTTTGTATAAGCTCCAATTCCTCTAGCGGCCAATCTATTTTCTGCAATATGCACCATTCTAAAAAAGTATATATTTCCAACAGCAACTTTATTTTCAATATTAGATTTAGAATATGGATCATAAAGAGTATGTTCAAAGTCAGTATTTGTATATTGTGATGCTTCTATAATTTTAGATGGAGAAACAGACTCAAAAGGAGGTTGAATTAAAGTTAAATTTTCAACAAAAGTTTTATCAATTATTTCAGGTAGTTGTTGTTCAAATTGATTAACATACCAATTACTTTCTGTATTATCTATTATTTTAATATAATTTATTAAATAAGTTTTGATATCATCATTTGATTTTGAATTATCTATCATTTTATTTAACTCTTTTTTAAGATCCTCTAAAGATGAAGTCAATTGAATTTCATATAATTGACCAACATTCATTCTTGAAATAATACCTAAAGGGTTAATACATATATCAACATGTCTTCCATCTTCTAATTTTGGCATTTTTTCATGCGGAATTATATTTGATATAACACCTTTATTTCCATGACGATTTGCAATTTTATCACCTACTTTAATTTTTCTAAAATAAATACCAAACATTTCAATATATATACCTTCTATTTTTTCTTTTTTACTTTTGTATTTACCAGAAAAAGAAAAATTATCTCTACCATTATCTTTAATAAATTTTATAGCTTCATCTTTACCAATATAAGTAGAAATTATTTCTTTAAATGTGTCATCTTTATTTTTTTGATCTTCAATTTTTTTCTCAATCCATTCTGAAAATTCAGGTATTTCTTTATTCCATGTATTTGCATATATATTAACTTCTGAAACTATAAATCTCTTTTTAGCTTCTAAAATAGTTTCTTCCCTAAAAACTGAATAAGGATCAAAAGAAGTTACTTCTTTAATTTTTGCATATGGTTGTCCAATTTCTAATATCTCAACTTTTTGTGATGAAGGTTTATTTGGTAAAGGTTTGTACTCATTTTCAAGTAAACTCATTAGCACTTTATTTTCAGGAAGTCTAAAAGACAAATCTTTATAATGAATAGAAGTAAAACAATCTTCATCAACTAATCTTTTTGATAATATAATTCCATCTTCGTAATTATTTCCATAATGAGGCATAATTGCAGTTAAAAGATTTTTTCCAAAGTTTATTTCACCATCTTTACAAAAATTACTTTCAGCTAGAATATCACCAGTTTTAAATTTATCTCCAATCTTAACATATATATCTATCATATCCATATTTTCTACATAAATTTTTCTATAACCAATATCAAATATATCAACATTTTTATCATCATAAATAACTATTAGATATTTATCATCTATATAAACAACTTCTCCATCTTTTTTTGCTCTCTTAATAAATTGAGAATAATCAGTATATAAACCTTCACAACCTGATTGAATCATTGGTTTATCAAATTGTCTTAATAGAATAGATTGTCTCATTTGAGAAGAAGCCATCTGTAATCTAGTTTGGTCATCATGTTCTAAAAATGGTGTTAAAGAAACTGGAATTGAAATAGGATGTTTTAAAGTTTCTTTGTCAAACTGCATGTTTTTAGTTAATTTAACATTTGGAATCAAATTTTGCAAGATTCCACAATTATCTCTATCAGGCGTATCAACTGGACATATTCTACCAAACATTGTTGGAAATATATCTCTTAAATGACTTGGAACGTTTTCTCGTTTAAATCCACCAGGACCCAATAAACTAACTCTAGATAATTTTGTAAGTTCTTCAACCGGATTAATTGAAAAATCAAATTGTACAATATCTGAAACATTACAATCTGAAAGTATTTGTGTTGAATTAACATTAAATTTAGGTTGACGAGCTACTCGGTTTGATATACATAAATCAAAAATAGCTTTAGAAACTTTAGATAATATCATATACTCAAAACATCTAATTCGTTTATTAGTTAATAAAGTATCATCAACAAATCCTCCACTTTCCATTACACTAATAATCTCATCAAGAATAGAATCATTTTGTAAAAACTCAGATGTCATTATATCTACTTTTGGTATTAAGTCAAGTGCATAAACTACATTTTCACCTTTAGTTCTTGCATCATATTTTCCATAATTTCTTCCTAACTCTAATATTGAATCATCTTGATTATAATCTGTAGATTCTTCATAATAATCTTTTAACTCACATAGTAAAATTTTGTATAAGTCTTTACTATCATAATTTACTTCTAATGTATTAAAATTAAATCTATTATTCAATTCTTGAAAACCATAATATGCAAACATTAAAGTCGACAATGGAACTTTCTTTCCAAGAAAACTTATCTTTGCATAAGGTGGTTCTTTATCTTTAAAAAACATTAACGTAGCTACATTAGTTCTTAGCTTAATTGAAGATCCTCTAGTAACTACTGGAACATCAAATAATTGAAACAAAGGAATTTTTCTTCTTCCATTAATTTGTATATAATTATTATCAATTAAAGAAGGAATAAACATTGAAATATCTATTATATTCTGACCCTTTTGTAATCTAATAACTAGATTTTTCTTTAGTGTTTTGTTCAGATCACCAGATGAAAATCTAGAATCTTTTAAATTTACTTCTAAAATCGTAAACCCTATTTCTTCAACAGGTTTCACAATATCATTAACTTTATCAATAATACCATCATATTCTTTTTGTCTTAAAGAAAATATGTTATTATCTTTATTTACTTCAAAATTTGGATTTACTATTTTCAAGTTTATTCCCTCCGTTAGATTCGTTCACCTAATAATATTTTATCTATAATCCCCTTATAATGTCCACTATGTAAAATACCTTTCAAAATATGTTTCTTAGGATTACTAAAAGCAAGTCCTAATATCCAAGATTCTTTTGAAGGTACTGTTTGAATAGAATGATATTCTATTTGTTTATCATCTCTATCTTTAAGTAATCTCCATTTTTTGTGATTGACCCACATAAGTTGACTAACAACACATTCAAAATGAACATGGTACATATCTCCTTCATTAGAGTAAACTTCAAATAACTCATTTACAATCTGTTTATAATTTTTATCTTTAAATTTATGAAGCAAACTTGAAACAGTTGTTAGATCAGATATAATATCAAATTGTTTCATTTCTTGACTTTTATTTTCGTCATTATTAATAGATTTATCAATACTTGCTGAACCCGAGATATGAAAGGTTCTCAACACAAGTTGAGTTCCTCGCTCACCCAATGTCTGAGCAGCAATAAAACCTATAAATCTAGAATTTAAAGTTTTATATAAATCACCATAACATTTATGACATATTTTTTCGCTTGTACAAAATATTGGACTTCTAACTAAAATGGTTTTACCAATAAGTTCATTAACATTATTTACATCAATCTTTCTTAAAGTTGTATTATCCAAATAATATTTATTTACTAACATTCTTGCTTTTTGTTTATTTTTAACATACACTTCTAAATAATCTTTAGTACCACAATCTTCTAAATCACCAATTTCCATATTAGCGCATGCAAATATTAATTTTCTAGAAAGATATCCAGAAGTACCAGTATTTAAAGCAACATCAAGTAATCCTTTTCTACAACCATAAGTTGAATTAAAAAACTCTTCTTGTGATAACCCATCAACTAAACTATTTTTTATTGGTTCTGTAATAATATTTCCATCAAAATTAGATATAAAACCTCTTGTAAATATTATCTGTTTTACTTGATCCCAACTACCTCTAGCTCCAGATTCTATCATATATGAATACTCAAAATTTTCTTTTAATTGATTAATTGTATCTGTACTATTGAGTAACTCTAATTGATCTTTTATATTATCAGTAGAATATATAGTATTTCGTAAATCTTCAAATTCTCCATTTATACATTTTTCTAAAGACATTGTCGTTCCAAATATAGTTGCGTAATTAAATCCAATTTCTTTAATACTATCAAGAACTTCACTAATTGTTAATTCATCATATTTATTGACAATATCATTTAATATTCTTAATAATTCTTTTTTATTTACACTTTTATTAATTAATGGATAATTTTGTGGAAGACATGAATTAAATATTTTAATTCCTTCAGAAACTTGTTCTCCCTTATAAGTAACTATATTTTGTAAGCTTGTTAATTTTCCTGATGTCAAATAATATATACCAAGAATAATATCTTGTGATGGAGTTGTTGTTAAAGATTCATTTGATGGACTTTTAAAGTTTTTAGTAACGAAAAACTTATCTCTAATTTCTTGTTTAGCTTTATTTGAAATTGGAATATAAACAGCCATTTGGTCACCATCAAAATCTGCATTATATGGAGCACATATAAGAGGATGAACTTTAATAACTGAATCTAAACTAATTTTTATATCAAAACCTAACATACCTAATTTATGTAATGTTGGTTGTCTATTTAAAATACAAACTTCACCTTTTGTCATTTCTTCACAATATTTAAATAAAACTGGAGACTGTGTTTCAATACATTTATCAACAAAATCAATTGCTTTATTTAAAAGTTTAAATTTTCCTAATTTTAAAAGTTTTTTAGCAAGTTGAATCTTATAAATTTCCATAATCATTACATAAGGTAATATACATTCATTAAGTTTTATTGATGGTTCTGGAACAATTATTGCTCTTCCAGAAAAATCAACTCTTTTACCAAGTATATTACCTCGTATTAAACCTTCCTTTTTTGAGATTTTAACTAATATATGTTGATATAATTCATTCGTATCTTTTTGTAACAATTTAAAATATACATAATATAATTGTTTATCACTTAAAACCAAAGTTGTATTGTTAATAGATTCAATCCTATTTAGTAT